CTCGGCGAGGATCGCGGGAGGGGCGCGGCAGTGAGGCTCGCCGGGCTTTGGCCCCAGGGCATCGCTCCAGCCGCGCGACTCGGCGAACTGCTCCAGTGCGGCGCGCCAACGGCTGTCGGGCCAGTCGGAAGCGCTCTGGGCCGCTTTCGCGTTAGGAGCGAAGGTTTGCCAGCGGCCTGACGTGACAACCCGATGAACCGCCATTGCGAACGCGCCGCCATCCTTCGTGGCGCCCTCGCTGGCGAAGTAGCACTTGGCTCCGGCGATCACGGCCTCGGGCGCATGGCCTTCCCGCGCCGCGGTCCTGAGCGATGCTGCAACCTGCTTTTGGCTCGATCGTTCGCGGCTAGCCCGAGGCGCAGCCGACCACAGCTCTTCGAGGTGCCGCTTCGTGACGGCGGGCGCCCGTGGCGCGCCGGCCTGAGCCTTCGCAGAAGGCGAGCCCCTTTGATGGTTCTCTGATGGTTCTACTGACGGTTCTAACGTAGTGAGCCCGGAACCACGTTCCGGCGAGAATTGACGTTTCGTTCCGGTGAGATCGGAACGTCCTTCCGCGGAAGCATTTTCCGCGGAAGGACGTTCCGCGGAACGCGGTTCCGGTGAGATGATCTCTGCGCTGCCGTTCACCTCGCCCACAAAGTGCAGGACGAACCTGTCGCTAGCGCGGTATCCGTCTTGCCGGCGGCGCTGGGTGCGCGATAGGAGCCCGCGGCTTTCGAGGGCCGACAGGACGCCACGAACGCCGCGGTCGGTCATGCAGCAGTCCTCTCCAAGCTTCTTCTGAGATGGCCAGCAGCTCATGTCCTCGTCGGCGTAGTTGGCGAGCGCCAGCAGGACCAGCTTCTCCGCCGGCGAGACATTGCGAAGCGCCAAGGCGCAGGTAATCGCTTGAACGCTCATGGCGCTCCTAACCTGTCTCGAATTGCGCTGCACGCCACGTCGCAGTAGGTCTCGACCTCGCCAACGGGGCCGTTGCTGTTCTTCTCGACCAGCCAGAAGAGCTTGTGTCGGACCTTCGCCAGCTTTTCGCGCCAGGTGGTCATCGCCTCGAAGTCGTCTTGGTCCTCGGGGCGCTTCAGGTAGTATTCTGGCCGGTAGAGGAACATGACGAGCCGGGCGTCTTGCTCGATCTCGCCAGACCATCTCAGGTCCGAAAGGTTCGGCCGGCGATCCTTGCCGTCGCGCTTCTCGACGTCGCGGGATAGCTGGCAAAGCGCGATCACCGGCACATCGAGGCGCTTGGCCATCTCGGCGAGGCCGCGGCTGATGTCGCCGATTTCGGCCACCTTGTTGCCCCTGCGGTCCTGATCGGCCTTGGCGATCGTCAGATGGTCGACGATGACGCAACCGCGCTCGATGCCGTCGGCTTCCCAGCGGCGGAAGGCGCGTCTCGCGCAGGCTTCCATCTGCGCCGTGGTGAGGCCGGGGCGGGTATCGAAGTGCAGCGGCCAGCGCTCGACCTTGGCGGCGCATGTCTCCAGCTCGCGCCATTGCTGGCCGTCGATACGTCCCTGGTCGGCGTCGAAGTACGAGATGCGGAAGTTGGGCGGCGCATAGGGATCGTGCGCCAGGTCGCAGGCCAACCTGAGGCCAAGCGCCACGTCAGGCATTTCCATCGAGAAGAACGCCACGCCTTTGCCGTCGGCTGCGAACGTCTTGGCGATGGAAAGCGCCGCCGTGCTCTTGGCCATTCCCGGCCGTCCGGCGATGATCGCCATCTCGCCGCGGCGGAAGCCGCCGGTGAGTGCGTCGAGCTCTTTCAGGCCCGTCGGGTGCTCGATCCTTCTAGCGCGCTCCCTGGCGCGTTTCAGGGCGTTCTGGACCACATCCCAGCCGGGGCGCCACATGTCCTTCGTGGCGGCGTCCTGGGCGATCAGCGCGGCGCCCTGTTCGAGTTCGGCGATCAGGCTTGCCCCGGCGCCGGCTTCCGTCTCGGCGCGGTCTGCGATCTCGTTGGCGAGCGCTTGCAGCCGATGGCGCATCGAGGCGTCCAGCACGGCCTCGGCGTTCGGCTCCAGCGTCCGGATAGAGGCTTTGTCGACTAGATCGGCGAGATAGACGACGCCGCCCAATTCGGCGAACGTCGGGTTCTTCGCCATGCGCTGGGCGACGAGCGTGATGTCGACGAGCCGGCTCTCGCGGCAGATCGCCCACACCTCGGCGTGGGCATGCAGCGAGAAATGCTCGGGACGGACGCGCTCCAGTATTTCGGCGCACGCCTCGGTGTCGTAGAGTGCGGCGCCGATCAGCGCTTGTTCGGACGCCAGCGCGTCGGAGGCGACAGATTCGGCGAGCGTCACGGGCAGCCTCGAAGCTCTGAGGCGATACGGATCAAGGCGGCCGCCGCGCCATCTGCGCCGAGTTGCTGTTTCAGCCTGAGCGCGGCAGCGCGGAAGACGAGCCCGGCGGCGCGCTCGCGGTCATTCTCGACGTGACGCTCGATCAGCTCGCCGACTTCGCGCACGATCTGCGCGTAAGAGGCAGCGCGATCCATTCACCCCTCCCCTGTGTGTTGGGGGGTGGAAGTCATGCTGCGCTCACGGCTTCAAAGAGCGAATGCTGCTTCGGCGCCTCGATCTCTGCGAGGTTGCGAACGGCCTGGCGGAAGTACGACGGCTTGAGTTCGAACCCGATTCCGCGACGCCCGGCGCTGACAGCGCCAAAGACTTCGGAGCCGATGCCGAGGAACGGCGTCAGCACGGTTTCGCCTGGCGCGCTCCAGAGATCCACGCATCGCTCGATCACGTCCAACTGGAGGGGGGAGATATGCACTTCGTCGTTCGCGTCGCGAGCGCCGCGATACTGTAGCGTGCGGGTTTGCCGAATGTCGGACCAGACCGGCGAGGCATAGCGCTGCCAGACCAGAATGCTCACCCATTGCTCGTAGGTCCATGGCGCGCGGTCGCCGGGCTGACGCGCCCTGAGTTGGGCCGCGTAGGCTTCGCGGCTCAGGTCCAGCCCTTCGCCCGCGAACCGCTCGAATGGCCCGGCGAGCGGCATAGGGTTATCGCCCGGCTTGCGGAAGACCACCACGTAGTCCGCGAGGCCCTGACCGCTGAGGGCGCTGTCCTTCAAGACCTGCTTATGGAGCAGCCGGAGGCTCTTGGTGCGCTGTTGCGCGACTACTGGGTCTTTCCAGATGCAGACCTCGGAATGCAGCAGCCAGCCGGCGTTTTCGTAGGCGCGGATAACTTCGCCCCGGAAGTCTCGCATACCCACGAAGCCGTCGCGGCCCTTGTTCCGAGGCAGTTGCATGACGTGGACGGCATGGAGCCGGCCGGGGATCGTGACGCGGAGCAACTCGGAGATCAGAAAGCCGTAATGCTCGAAGAATGAGCCGGCGTCGTCGTTGTTGGAAATGTCACGATCATAGGCGCTGAAGCGATAGAGCCCCTCGAACGGCGGCGAATGGATGCCGAAGTGGATGCTGTTCCCAGGCACCGCGCGGATCAGTTCGCAGGCGTCGCCCTGATAGATGGCGTAGCGGTCGTTCACGACCTGATCTATGCAGCGGACGGCTTCGGCTAGTTTCATGGCTCTATCCAGGACGGGAGTTCGACGGGCGACCGCGGGTCATAGTTGGGCCGCTCGCGCGCAGAACCCCGAACTGCGGCGGCGCTGAGGTCGGCCATGTGCAGGACCATCGCCGCCGCCATGCGCTCAGCGTCCTGTTCCTTGCGGCGTTGATTGGCGAGGATGTTGCCTTCGCGCTCGGAAGCGATGAAGTGCGCCTCGACCGGCTGCGTCTGGCCGAACCGCCAGAAGCGGCGCACGGCCTGATAGACCTGTTCGAAGCTGTCGTTCATGCCGACGAAGCCGGTCCACCGGCAGTGCTGCCAGTTCATGCCCCAGCCGCAGATCGAGGCTTTCGTGACCAGCGTCTTGATGCGGCCTTCGCTGAAGTCGATCAGCTTGCGTTCCTTGTCGCGCTCGGCGTCCGACCCGCGCACTTCGACGGCTCCAGGGAGCGCCTTCGCGAGCGCTTCGCTCTCGCTGTTGAGGTTGCACCACCACACAGCCGGCTGGTCACTCGGTGTGATCTCAACGGCCTTCGCGACGCGCTCAGGAACGGTCTCTCGCCGGGCCGCTAAGCGTTCCTGCATCGTCTCGGCCGGGAGTGCGAACAGCATCCCGTTCCCAGGTCGCGACGCATCCACGACGTGCACATGCCGGTTCAGCGGCGGTAGGTCATGGCCGTTGTCGGAATATCCGAGGTCGGAGGGCCTCCGCAGCATCACCGCCCATGACGCCATCCACCGCCAGAAGTCGTTTTCCGCGTGGCCCTTCAGCCGCCACTTCTGCGTCTCGCCGCTATCATGGGCGAAGAACGTGGCCAGCATGTCAGTGTAGGACATCACTCCGAGGAACTCGGCGTGGTTGCCAAGCTCCATGAAGTCGTTGGGCGCCGGGGTTGCGGTCGCGGCGAGACGGAAGGGGATGCGCGCGCAACCCTCGATCAGCCGCGAGCGGTAATGGCCCTCGTAGCTCTTGAGGATCGAGCTCTCATCGAGGATCACCGCGCCAAAGCGCGCGAGGTCGAAGTGCTCCAGCTTCTGGTAGTTGGATATGTTCGCGCCGCCGCCGCAGTCCACTTGCGCGCTGACGTGGCGGACGCCGCCGATCATGAACTTTTCGGCTTCGCGCACCATTTGAGCGCCGACAGCCAGGGGCGTCAGGTGTAGGATGTCCTGGCCCGTTTCGCGGTGGATGGCGTCAGCCCACGCCAGCTCCATGAGCGATTTGCCGAGGCCGGTTCCGGCGAACAGCGCCGCCCGACCGCGCCGGAGCGCCCAACGGGTGAGGTCGCGCTGAAACGGGAAAAGCGCCTCGATCAGCTCGCCCGGCTCGGCGAGCCCGGTAGGCGGGTCGACAAACGCCTTGCGCGCGAGAAAGGCGTCGTAGGAAGCGCTCATCCCAACCCCCTCTCGGAAGCGCCACCACGCCCCTCGGACGCCCGAACGCTGGTCAGGTGACGCTGAGGTGCGGATCGACGGGAATGGGCGTCCTGGGGCGATCTGAGCCTCACGTGACCCTCCCCCGCCACGTAGCCCCATACGCATACGGAGGGTTGCCCTCCGCATCGAACCCGCCCCGCGCATTGCAGGCGCGCACGTAGTCGGCTTCGCGGGTGATGCGTTCAGAGCGCTCGCGGGCGACGCGGTTGTCGTCTCCGAGCGCCTGGCCGCTCTTGGCGTGGTAGGTGGTGTTGTGGGAGCGGCGGAGGTCGGTCAATGCGACCCTCGTGACCCGCCAAGCATTGTCGCCGAGCCACTTCGCCCGCCACGCCCCGTCAGGGACCTTGCGGCGGGCAGCGGCGATGAAGCCAGCCGGGGCCGCGACCGCGTACACCGTGACCGCCTCGCCGATCTTCAGCGCGGCGATCTTGTCTTCCGGCGGGACCGGGGCAGGTGCGACCGGAGCTGGCCGGCTTCTGTCCTGCCAGCGCTCGATGTCCGCATTGATCGCAGGCCATGCGGCGGCAAGCGGGGAGTCGGGAATGGGGCGGGTGTTCATGCCGCAGCCCTCG